TTCTACTGTAAACAGATCATCATAACATTGTTCTATAGCCTCATCTTCATTTTCAGCTTCAATAGTTACTGCTCCAGATATTACTACAGAAATTTTATATTTACTCATTTTTCAATCCCCCTAAATCTTCATTATTTATATCTTTCATTTAATAAAAATTTCCCTCCTCTGTACAGATACAATTCTCTACAGCCTTCTCTAATTCTTTTGCCGACACAATTACCTGTAAATCATTAAACTGTAATATAACATTATTAGCATTATAGTTTTGTAATATAATTTGCGACTGAAAACCCATGTCACAAAGTGTGCATCCTATTTTACAAATGGTTTCCAAAATATCACTTCCTTTATAATATTTTTATTCTAAAGGCATTTCATAATGTTCAGACTGAAAAATATCTTCTATTATTTCTTTAGCTCTTTCTTTATCTTTATATTTACCTAATAGCACTTTTCTGTTAGAGCATACTGTAGCCAAAATAAGTCCATCATCTTGAGCTTCAACATATATGGGCTTCACTACCTGTTTTCCGTCTTGACTTAATATAGTATTCACACAACTTTCCTCCTTTAAAGTAATATGTTTAAAATTCTAAGCAACTATCATTTTCTATTACTAAAAACACTCAATGTTAAATATCAAACTTCTCATTTTTTTATTTTTTCTGCATCATGTTCAGCTAACATCTCCATAAATTCTTTTTCAGTTAGTTCTATAAATTTACTCTTTTTTTCCGAAACTACATAAGCCATTCCATCGCATAATAAAACTTTGTAGACAATTTTAGGTTCATTAAAAAACTTATTTTCTTTATAATCGTAAGCATAAATTGTCTTTTCATATCCTGCCACTTTTCCCGCAAACCAAGCATTAACAGTTACAAATTCTTTTTCCATGGGATCATAAGTTGTATGTTCGTTTACCGGTGCATGAACATATTTGCCTATTAAACTTTCTAGAAATGATTCTTTTAATGTTTCTTTTTCATATTTAATTACTTTCACTTTAATCACCTCATAATTCATATACGAATAATGAGTTATAATGAATATAAAAAATAGCCTGTCTAAAGGCTATTTTTTATTTAACATTCTGTTATTAAATTTCCTGTTGTTTTATCGATTTGTATTTTACAAAGTTTAGTTGACTTTGTCAGTTTATCTTTGTCTATATTTAATACTTGTGTATCTCTGCTCTTATCTACATATACAGTAATACCTTTCAATCCCTTTTCATAAGCTAATTCATACAATTTTTTATTGTCTTCTACTGTAAAAGTAGATGGAGCATTAACTGTTTTAGAAATGCTACTATCCACCCACTTCTGGACTGCTGCCTGAACTTTTATATGTTTTTCCGGAGAAAGTTCCATAGCACTTATATAATAATCAGGAAGTTTAGTAGCATTAGGATTTTTATTAAAATATTTCTGTGCTATAGGTGTATTTATTTTTATAAATTCACCCATTCTTCCACTCCTGTAGTATTGATAAGCAAAATAAGGTTCTATTCCATTAGAAACACCTATCATAGAAGCTGTCGACCCTGTGGGAGCTACAGTGAGACTAGTAACGTTTCTAATACCATGCTGTTTAACCCTTTCTCTTATATTCTCAGGCATTTGTTTCATATAACCCGATTCTAAAAATCTATCTTTATCTAAATAGTCAAAGGAACCCTTTTCAATAGCTAAATTAATGGATTCATCATAAGATACAATAGCTATAAAATTAAATAATTGTTCTGTTAATTGAACCATTTTAGGACTACCATATTTTAATTTAAGATTTATCATTAAATCTGCCAATCCCATTATTCCTTTTCCCACACGTCTTTCCTTTTTAGCCATTTTTTCATTCTTGTCTAAAAAATAATAGCTAATATCAATCACATTATCACTAAAGCGTTGTGATACTCTTGCAACTTTTTCTAATAATCCAAAATATATTCCTCCATCTATACCTATCTTTGCTAAATTAATTGCCCCTAAATTACAAACAGAATATTTGGGTAAGCCCTGCTCTCCACACGGATTAGTAATCGTTATATTTTCATAATAATAAGAATTAGCTTCCTTATTATATCTGTCTATAAATATTATCCCAGGTTCTGCTGAGTACCTTGCACACGTATTTATTAAATCCCATAATTCCTGAGCAGGTATAGTCTCATAGATTTTAATTGGTAATCCTTTCTCTTCCCATTCTTCTATTCCGTTCATAGACTCCCATTCGGTATCATATATTTCTTTTTGTTTCTTAGTTAGATTTTCTAAATCAGGGTATTTTAATTCCCACTGTTTTCCTGCCTTCACCCTTTCCATAAAATCATCTGTTATTAAAACAGATATATTAGCTCCACTCATGAACTGTTTATCTACTACATCTATGGGTTCACCTTTATCATTCCGTATCAGATTTTTTTCTGCTATTTTTGCAATGTGGGAATTGGAGTGATGACTTAATAGATCTAATAGATATGGATTCTGTATTTTACACATAATAAATTCTAATACATCTGGATGCCATATATGCATACCTATCATCTGGGCACCCCTCCGACTTCCCGCCTGAGAGATTAAATGGGTAAGACCGGATAAATAATTAGCCCAAGATACGCTGCCACTAGAAAAACCGTTTACTCCTCGTACTATAGCATTTCTAGGTCTTAAAGTAGAAATACAACTACCCACTCCTCCCCCTCTGCTCATTATTTCTGTAGCAGTTTTTATATGATCTATAATCCCACTTCTGCTATCAGGAATATTCCCTAATGAAAAACAATTAAATAATGTTACATTAGCCGGATTCCCTGCTCCATAGAGTATTCTGCCACCAGGAATATAGTACATATTAGATAATAACCAATAAAATTCTTTAAAATATTTATCTTTCTTTTCTTTTGTTATTTCTGCATCTGCTACTGCTTTAGATACTCTATAAGCAATTTGTTCCCAATATAACTCTAAAGGTTTAGAAATTTCAGTTTTAGTTTTAGATATTTTCTTTCCTTTAAAATTATCAGGATAATCTATCTTTATAGATACAAACTCTTTATCCATATTTATAACTTCCCCATATCCCATCAAAGGAAATTTAGAATCATCTTTAACTATTGTAAGAACTAAATCACCAATTTTTAATGTTTCAAGAGTAGTATCTTTTAGAGAGTATCTATCCAACATAATAAGTTTTTGAAATCCGTCAAATGCAGTTAATTTTTCCCCTTCCTCAGGTATTCTGATAAAGGGGAATTTATTGTATTCGTCTTCTTTTAATTGTTTATACACTATAATGCCCTCCTCAATAGTTCTTTTTTATATGATTTATTGCGTCTTCCAAAAAATCAAATTTATTTGAAAGCACAATATTTAGTAGATAATTTCTTACTTTTTCCCCTATACCCACAATGGGTATATTTTTAGTGTAGGCATCTATAAGTATAAAAGTCTCATCAAAAGTTAAATACTTCTTATCTAAATTTAATAATATTATAGAAGTATTCATTACAATTTTTTTACATAAAATTTCATATTCTTTTGGCTTCATTCCCCCCTCTTCTTTTGTGAACGGGGAATGGTGAATAGTATTATAGCCACTAATTTTTATACTAATATCTGACTCAAAACCTATCATTAATATATTATTCATTTTTAACTCCTATTTATTGTTTTTAACTTCCATTACATCTACTTCTATACCAGAAGGAGCATCTTCACTTATAATGTTGATGTTTATTCCTTTTGCTATTTCTTTGTCATCATATTCAGGATATCTTAGTGGTTTTTTACCATTTATAAGAGGTACCCCGTATCCTTCTATAAAATTTTGTCTAAATCTGGCTCTATGTTGTGATAAATGCTCCGCATGTTCTTCTAAAGTATCAAAATCATAAAAGTATTTTTTAAAATCTTTAATAAATTTTTTATCACATATTTCATCATCAATTTCAATTTCATACTCATTTGTCATAGTTACTTCACATCTAAATTTTCTTAACAATTTTTTTATCCCCTTCCTTATTAAGTTTTTCTACAATTTCATAAAAATCTTTATCCGTTAAAATAAAATAATCTTTCCCTTCCCCAAAAGAAAAAGCAAGGGAGGGGATCTTATTAGTTAAAAAAGCTTCATTTTCAATTTTCTCCAACCACTCTTTCTTAATAGTAATGGACTTAGAAGGTTTAATTTTTGTCTTTGCTTCTATTCTAAAATTTCTACTTATTACATCAGATTTATTAAACCATATGGCTCCTGAATTCATTGATTGTTTAGCTTCTTCTTTAATATCCTTTAAACTTTTTGTAATCCTCTTTTCTTGTTTCTGAGATTTTTTCTTTATATTCATCAGTAGCCTCCCTTATAACACCTAAAACACCTAATTTAGCCAGGGTGTCTAAATGATCTATAAATATATTGGTTATATTATCTGAAACTATATTTATAATAGTTGGAGTCATTTCTTTTCCGAACTCCTCTACTACCCCATATATGATATCTTCAAATAATTCTCCGTTTAATTTATATACTAATCTAGTTTCCAAATAACTAAATATAGCGTAGATAGCTATACAAAATCCTAAAATTACTGCAACTTTTATCACTTAATCACCCTCTTATAATATTCTGTACTAAATCATATGTTAAAGTGTATAATTTACCCTCATTATTCTTTATATCTTCTATGAAAGCCTCTTGAACTTTCTTTGTACCATTCCATTTTAGAGAATTACCATCTTTATCAGTAAAAACTTCACCTGTAAGAGGATTAGTAAGGGTAAGCCAATTACTTCCTTGTAATACACCTATTTCTTTAGATACTGCTATCAGTTCAGCTATTCTGTCTACACCATGTTCATAATATAGATCTATAGTAGCCTGTCTAAATGGAGGAGCTATTTTGTTTTTAACTACTTTAATTCTTATCTGCTGACCAAAATACTTTTTATCCCTGCCGGTTCCTTTAGTAAAATAATCCCCTATAGCCACCTCAAGAGTATGAGTACTTGTATGTTTAAGAACATGTCCTCCTCCAGTTGTCGTGGGGGTTCCATAAAGAGAAAACCCACCTATTTTATCTCTTATTTGTTGTATAAATATAAGTGATGTTCCTGATTCTCTTAATAATCCAGAATAAACTATTTTTCTCATAGCCTTTGAATTTAATTTGGCTGTTCCTCCTACTCTTGACTCTTTATCCCAATCATCTTCCTCAAACTCTTCCTTAGGAATTAAGCTATCTACAGAATCAAGTACAATATAACTAAATTTACTGCTTTTTAACATATATTCAATCATATCATATGTCTTTTCTGCATAAGTATCCGGTTGTAATATCATTAATTTTTTTATATCTACTCCTAATGTAGCAGCCCATTCACTATTAAAGCTATTTTCTAAATCGATTATTGCATTGTCTTTGTCAGGTTCATCTTTTTGTGCTTCTGCTATAGCAAGACAAGCTATTGTGGTCTTACCTACCTTCTCACCCCCAGTTAAAAGAGCAAGCCTGCCTTGGGCAAATCCGCCACCCATAGCTAAATCTAATAGAAGAGAACCAGATGACCTTACTTTTATATCTGTTAATGTTTCATTTTCACCTAATAAAAATATAGAATCTTGTCCAAATTCTTTTCTAAAAGAATTTACAAATTCTTTAGTACTCATTTAATCCCTCCTGAGTATTAACTCTTTTGCCATTGGTAAAGTTTTTATCCAATTACAGTTAAGTGGCGGTGAAGGTTTAGATGTAGAAATTGTATTAACATCTTTTATCATATTCTTCTGCCACTTCCTTTCATTCTATTTACAGCTTCAAAAGTATAATCTTGATAGTCATATTCTGCCTTTTGGTTCTTTCTTAAATGTCTTTCTTTCCAATCTAAATATACTTTACATGTTACATGACACCCTATTTTACGCATTATACAGTCTTTACAACTACTTTGTTGTCTCTTCACCTTTAATCCCCCTAATCAACTATCTCCTATAAATAATTTAAATCTTCTGGACGGGTAGCTTTACTATTTATATTTGTACTATACCGAACAAAAACAAACCAATTATTCTTACCTGTAATAACCCCATATTCCTTTTGACTATTATCACATTCTTCAAATGGTATATATATTACCTTTCTTCCTACTTCAGCTTCTGATAATTTTATTTTACATCCCTCCCCGGTTGTCATTCCTTCTATTATCTAATACATCATTTGTTCTTCTTGTTATTTCCCTAGAAATAGCATCCGCTCTTTTTTCATAACCTTCTCTTAATGCTTTAACTGCTATTAACATTGAAAGACTTTCTGTATATTTTTGTTCCCATTTTCTATATAAAGGTTCGATGCAAACAGTAGCATCTCTTAATTCTCTTCCTCCCTCTTGAATAGTGTACAGCTGTTTTTTAACAGTATCTCTTACTTCTCTGGCGGTTACTTGATCTATATCTGCTATGGCTTCCACCCATCTAGCATAAGATACTACAGAAGTCCATTTATCCAGATAATCTCCAAGGACAGAAAAAGGAATATTTGCTATTCCTCCATAATCTTTTTTCATTTTTTCCCATTCAGTAAATATATCAATGCCTTCAACAAGTTCAACAGGTTTTATAGGTACAGGCAGACCTGCTTTTTGAATTTTAGCCATTGTATTTTCTCTAACGGTATAGTTACTAATCTCTTGATTTATTTCTTGTCGGTTCATTAACAATCTCCTCCCGTAATAAGCTATACAAAGCTAAAAACATATCTTTAACTTCTTTAACCGTCAAATTAGTATCAAATTCTATATCAAATGAAGTTTTTACACTATTCCATCCTGATATCCCTAAAAGTTTTCTGCCCTCAAGTATAGCTATTTCTTTATCAACAATATCTATATAATAAAAATCATTTACAGTTATATCTCCAAATTGGGGATGCAATTTTTTATAAATAAAAGTACTTAAAGATTTTTCTATAGCTAAATAATCTGGTAAATACTCTTTTATAGGAGCAGGAATATCAGATAAATAAGTTTCTGAAGCATCATGCAGTAACCCTAGTAATTGAGTTTTTAAAGAAAGACCCATTTTCCTTAATATTATAGATACATATATGGAGTGTTCTCCTACAGAATAAAATCTTTTTAAATTCCCGTTAAATCTGCATTGCATTGATAAAGAATGTGCTATATCTTCTATACAAATTAAATTTTCATCTGGATAAAAAGGGTTTATCATTTTACCAGTATATGTTTGTATAACAGCATCTTTTTTATTCATTTAATCCCTCCTGCTTCTCCCATGCTTCTTTCATTTTTATAAAATCTTCCCAATATATAGTAACTAAAACATCTTTAGCATTGCCTTTTTCTCTCATTACAAGGATGGGTACTTTCTTTGAATCTTCTGCTTCTCTTTTTAATTTTTCCCACCATCTAAATATAGAAATTTTTTTGTAAACCTTACATTCAATTTGATAAATAGGATGTATTACATCTCCTGTTCTTGCTTTACCTTCGTCGTTTGTATTAACAGCACCTGACCCCATATTTCTTCTGGAACCATTAAATATTTCTTTGCCAACCCATCTTTCAAATTGCTTCCATAATTTATCTCCCATCTAATCACTCCTTCATAATTCATATACGAAAATCTAATTAGAATGAATAAAACCTAACTCAATTAAGAGTTAGGTTTTTCTATATTTTTCTTTAATTATTTCGGCATTGTGAATTATAAGGACAAAATCTACATTCTATTCTATTTTCCTCTTTATCGGGTAATTCATCTTTTAAAACCTTGTCCTCTATTCCTCTAATTTTGTTTACCACCCACTGTAATTGTTCATCACTATAATTAACCATGTATGCTTTTAAATTTTGTGTACCTTTGCAAAGATATAAAAACATTACTTTTTTTAATCCTATACATAATGAATACATTGCACCTTGCTGAATATGATGATGTAAAGGTTCTATTAAGTATTCAAAATCCTTTGGATTAATTGTTTTAAACTCAAATATAAAAGGGTAACCATCATACTCCATAGCCCCATCTATCATAGCTGAAATAGGAAATTTTTTAGTAAATCTTGTATCTAAGAATTTAATTTCCATCGGTGGGGTATTGTGTTCTTCCATAATTTCTATCCCCTTTGTTCCAAAAAAAGGTAATTCTTCTTTAGGTAACAATTTTATAGGATACTCTTTTTTATTCATTTCCATAAAAACATCTTTCTGTATCCATTCATGTAACTGAGTACCTACTTGAAGTATCCTTTCACTTCTTGGGTAAATCCCATCTTTTCCTTTAATACCTTTAAGAAAGAAAAATGTTTGTCTTTCACATTTAAAATATTGGGAAGGGCGAAAAGCCAACCTATTACTATCTTTTCTCTTTTCTTTAGCTTTATCTACTAAAAAACTATCTATCTCATCAATAAACCTTTCTTCAAAAGATTTGTTAGCTTCCTTTTGTTCTTTTTTTATCCTGTTAGCTAAATCCTTTAACCCCATACTTCTATCCCTTCCTTAAAGTTTATCTCTAATAAATTTTGTTCAAAAGCAGCCTCCCAGTCACTTACAGCAATAAAATCTACACCATCTATACTAAGATGATAAAAATAATTATAGGCTAAATCTTTAGATTCTCCATACTCCAGTCTTACTTTGACGTGAAAATACTCAGAAAGTTCTTTAATCTTGTTTACCGATACTTGTAAATTTTTAGATCCTACAATACCCATTTTTCCTTGTATTTTTAGGTATAATTTTGCATTTTCTAAAAACTCATGCATATTACTCTTCCCCCTCATCAAACAATTCTTTTATTTCATCTTCATTTAACTTTTGCCCCCATCTTTTTCCTAATTCAATATCAGCTTTCATTCCACATTTTAAAGGTATTGCATTACACATTATATCAGCAAACTCTTGTAACGGACCCATTCCAATATTTTCAGGAACATCAAAGATAATCTCATCATGTACAAATAACACAATGTGGCTATCATACTTTTTAAGAACAGGTTGTAAATCTATAGCTGCTTTTTTTATCATATCTGCTGCACTCCCCTGTACCTGGCTATTACACCCCATTCTATATGCAGATTCTAATAACCACTGTTTACCGGATGTAACTTCTGGATACAATCTCCTTTTTCTGCCTAATAAAGTTTCTACATACATCTTTTTATTAATTATTTTTTTAGTATTTTCTATCCACTTTGCTACCCCAGGATAAGTTTGCATATATGAATGAATATACATTCGGGCTTCTTCTTTACTTATCTCTAATTTGTCTGCTAGACCTATTTCGCTTATCCCATATACGATTCCAAAGTTAACCGTTTTTGATTTTTTTCTTACTTTTTCAAATTCTAGTCCTAATTCTGCCTCTTTTATAAGAACTGCAGTATCTTTAGTTAATATAATCCCATCATTTAATAGTTTATTTAAATAGCCGTCATCATTAAATTTATCTTCTATTAGCTCACCATCTTTATCTCTAAAAGCATCGGATACCTTTCTTAATCTCTGAAATGTTTCTAAACTTACTTGTTTATCCGGATATTTTTTATTCCAAATAGATATGGCAGTTGTAGCATGTGCATCCCCACCAGTAGTAAAAATATCAAACATTACTTTATCTCCAGAAACTTCTGTTAATACCCTTAATTCCTGAGAACTAAAATCTATTGATGCTAACAGCCTTCCTTCATCAGCAATAAAAGCATTTCTAATTAGATTAGTATACGATGGCATCTGTTGCAAATTAGGGTTGGAACTACTCATTCTTCCTGTTTTCATTATAGTAGAAAAACTTGTGTGAATTCTATCATCAATAATTTGATTAGGTAATTTATCTGCAAAGGCATCCACTAATTTTTCTTTTTTTCTATATTCCATTATCATTGGAATTACCTCATGTTCCTTTTTTAATTTAGTTAATGTTTTAGCATCAGTAGAATTAGGGCTTTCTGTATTCACATGAGGCAGCTTTAAATCTTCATACAACACCTTAGATAGTTGTAACGGAGAATTCAGATTTATCCTTCCGGTATATCTGTATATACTTTCTTTTAACTCATCTAACTCCCTATGAAGTTGTGGAGCTACTTTTGTTACTAAATAATCTTTATCCGCTCTGACCCCACGTTCTTCCGTTTTAACAACAATATTTATAAAAGGGATTTCAATATTAAAATATAAATTATATATCTTTTTAAGATTAGGAGATTCTAAATGCTTAATTTGAAATTCATACATTTTATAAGTTAATTCGGTATCTTTAGCAGCATAAAATGTAGCCATATTGCCTGTCCTATTCTTTGGATTTATTAAAATAGGCACTTTATCAAAGATAACATTACCGAATAAAGTGCTGAAAGTATCACTTGATATTTTTAAATAATATGTTGCCATATTTTTTAATGCTTTTGACTGATTTTCATCTAATACTGCCTGAGCAATCATAGTATCAAAATAACAAACAGTTTTAGCATTTAAACATCTTCTAATAATATGATAATCAAATCCATAGTTATGATAAATTTGTTTTAAATTTTTTCTTTCTAATTGAGGTTTTAATTTTTCTGCTACTAACTCTATAGGTAAACATTTAACATAATCTGCTCCTAAAATTAATTTACTCTCCCCACTTCCAAATTTAAATTCTTCATAAGCATCTTTATTAAATTTTATATCTTCATTGTGCTTTAGAGGAATATAATAACCTTGGTGTGGAGCATAAAAAGAAATACCTACTATTTCATCCCTATACTTATCTGTTCCAGTAGTTTCAGTATCAATAGCTACTATATCCAAATTACTTAACCATATTACTAATTCATCTAAATCTTGCTCTGTCCATACAGTTTTATAATGTTTAGGTAATACGGTTTCTCTAGACATTTTTATAACCGCTAATTCTTTTTTAGAAAATTTTTTTTGTTTAGCCCACGATAAAAATCTTTCTACATCATCTTCTGTTGTTAAAACAGGAAACTTATTTTTAAATAGAGGATATACTTCATCTAAATACCATTTCTCTTTAACTTTTAATTTTCGTTTCTTAGTTTTCTTTCCATTACTATTTAAAATACTTTCAATTTCATTCATTAGTGTCATTTTGATTTCACCTGTTTAAAAATATCCAATCCTCTTTTTTTAGCTTCTTCCACCATTGTTATATATGTGACTGTACCCGTTAACCATTCTAAAGGACTTACACTATTTAAATATGTTGAATAATCATCATAATTATCAAGAAAATCGTCAAGAAAAAATTCTCCTACAGGTTTTCCTAAACTATTTTTAATCATTTGTCTATATTCTACTATTTCTTCTTGATAATAATCATTAGCATTATTTCTCATATAATTAATAATATTTAACAAATAATCATCATCAATATCTTTTGGATATAACTCTTTACCATCTCTAATCCAAAATGGATAATCTAACATATAGACAACCTCCTTTTAGCATTAACCCCCTAACAGGGGCTGAAGAAAACTAAAATGGAAATCCTCCTTCACTTTCAGGTACAGTAGGTTCTACATCTGAAACTTTTTGATTAATTATTGCGTTAATTTCCTCAGGAGTTTTTGGTTTAATTAATAGTTCAATATCTGGTAATTCTAATTTTGATATGTCAAATTCACTGGGATCTCTCGGGAAAAACTGATAAATAGTTTGTTTTCCTTCTCCTTGTCTTAAAATCTTAAAATTTCTTTTTGTTAAATCCCCATATTCTTCAGCTAAACCAACAATAGTAGTTCCAACAGTTTTAGATGCTTTAAATATCTTAACTTTTTCATCTTTAAAATCATATACAGGAATATATGTTTTAAAAGAAGCATACTTTCCAGCTTTACATAAAGGACAATTTTCTTTACCTAAACATCTAACATTAAACCATTTTCCATTAATTTTTTCTGTGTGTTCATATACACTAACAAGATCCTTTAAAGGTACTATAATTCGTATTTCTGTTGATTCCCCATCTTTTAGTTTTAATATAGAAGTGCTATTTTTATTTGCCTCAACTATAGCCTCCAATCCTTTACCTTCATATAGTGATGTCATAAAAACCCTCCTCAAATTTTTTTAATTTTCTTGTCATAATTCTTATACGAAGATTTAACCATAATGAATAAAAGAACCTTTAAAGGTTCTTTTATTTTATCCAGTTAAGTATAACTTTTCGTATCTTTCTCCATTTTTTTGCTACTGAAGGACGAGACATCTTCAATTTTGTAGCTATTTCTTGGTGTGTATATCCCTGATATCTTAGAGAAAATATCTGCTTTTCACTATATGTCAAACTTCTGTTTAAATCCATTATTAGTTCTGAAGATAAAAAATCTTTATTATACTCTTTAGAAGGTCTATTCATTTCTAAAATATCCTGCTCTGTTAGCGTTGAAGTAACTTTTGACGATTGATAATGATCTAATAATTCAGTTGTTTCTAACCAGTCATTCTTCGATTTTCTAATATAGTCTATAATAACGTTATCAATAATTCTTGTTATATAAGTATATGCACTTGCTTTATTAGAATCGAATCGATCCATCGCTTTAAAAACTTTAAACATTGCATCCTGTATTACATCATCTTTATCTAAATATGGTGGTAACTTAACATTCTGACTATATAACTTATAATTACAAACTCTTTTTGTAGCCTTCATTAATTCATCCATATCTTTATCTTCAACTATTTCATTAAACCCCTTTTGTTTTTCCATTATTAAATACCTCCTTAGAATACCTTGAATTTAATAAATTATAATAAAATTCTAAAAAAGAAATTTCTTTTATCTTATTCATTACACCACCACGTAATAAATCATTAGGATCTTTATATTTAACTTTTCCCAAAGTATCTATCCCCCATCTTTCTTTAGGATACTGAACTACACTTATTTTAATAGGAGTAGTGGATATAAACTTATACGCATCTAAATTTCCTATTACTCCCGATTTATCGTTATCTAAAAATAATACAACTTTTTCAATTCCCGCTGTTTGTAGCAATTTTAATTGTTTTTTTAATAATGTCCTTCCTATTATTCCAACTGCCGGTAATTTAGCTTCATATGCAGACAGAACATCCATCATTCCTTCAACAATATATACTTTTTTTGCCTTACCATATAGATAGTTTAATCCATATAAAACTTCTTTTTTATTAGCATCTTTAGGGATACTGTAAAATTTATTCGCTACGCTTCTTCTTATTATAAAAGAAGGCTTTCCATAGATATCCCTAACAGGAAATGTTATAGCATAGTTTTTCTCATCATATCCTATTTCATATTTTTGTAATGTATAATCAGATATACCTCTATATTCCATATAACTATGTTTCTTTTTTCTATAGTTAAAAATTTCTTCTTCTGTTACATCAACTCCCTCTTTATCATTCTTAATATTATTAAACATATGTTTGCTGTAAAATAAAATTACCCAATATTGCAAAGTAGAATTCCCCACTTTTGCAGAGGTAATTTCCCCAATATTGCAAATGCCATTGCAGACATCTGACCAATATATTATCCTTGTAATTGATTAGATTGCAAGGA